TTATGTTTTGTGCGGTCCATATCAACATCTTTTGCGCTTGGTGTCTCATATTTCTTTACATCAAAAAGTACCATCCTCTGATTCCTCCAATTATGATATAATACTTGTGTCAGAAATATTATTCATGGTCGGAGGAATCCGGCTTTTTTATTTTCTTTAATCATTTACAAATCACTTCAAGACATGTTAGACTAATGATAGCGTTTATTGTTACGACACAATATTCTATGTACAAGACAGCCCGTCTCGGCTGTCTATTTTTTATTTCCTTTTTTTCCCTTTCTCAAATTGATTTACACTCATTATTCCACCACCTCTGCCTGTCCTGTTTCCCAATAAGGTTTAATTTTATAAAATTTATGCATTTCTCGATTCATGGAACGAACCATGCTTTCTAAAATTGTAGCTCTTGTTCCTAAAGTCACTTGTTGTTTTTTGGCTTTCTTAACACTTGTCATGCTTGTATATTTCTCACTAAAAACATATATCCCTTGATAATAATATTTCCACATAAGTTTTTCATCTTGCTGCATCTTTTCCCATAAATCTTGAGTAATTACTAAATAATTGTAATCGCCTATAAACGTTTGTTTAGCTTTGCTTTTCAAATCAGCCATGCTTACTTTAATTTCATAGCATCGAATCGTGTTATCTGTTGAATAAGTAATATAATCTACTCTTTCATTACCAAGCCAACCTATTGTTACTTCGAAACAGCCAAATACTCCCATGCGATTTGTTTCATGCCACAAGCATTTTTCTGCTTGCATAGTGAGTTCTGTCTTCATCCTTCTACTACCTCACCACCAAATACAACCGAAAGAGCTTTTGCATCTTCTTTTTTCAACCTGATAGCCTCATTTTTGTTTTTTGTGTAGTTTCTTTCGTAAGATTTTTCACCTAAACATATATATGAAAGGTAGCCATTATATTTCTTAATTACATACAACGGCTCTTTCTCGACCTCGTAGCCGTCTTTCATGCGGATGAGGTTTTCGATTGGATTGTTTTCGGATTTAGCAAACCACTGATATAGGACGCTATCGGTGTCTCGTTCCTCCCAAAATACAAGATATCCAAAAATAGCATTATCTAAATCATCTTTATTCTCTTCAAACCAATCAGCCACAAACTTCGGCACCACTGGCTTTTGCGGTTCGTCTAGTTGTTTTAAATCTTCTAGGATTTCTTTCCGAGCTACACCATATCCGAAAGTATACATGTCATTCTTAGATGGATTAATTGGAAAGTCACTTATTACATATGAAGGAGCACCTGTTTTACTTTCCCATTTATCAATTAACACTTTTTTATTCATTGCTATCCTCCTCAAAATATTCTTTCAATGTTCTAACCAAGCTTTCATATAGTGGTTTAAATGATTCATCAGCGATCAAATCAATATTTGCTAAATTAACAAAGTGTTCTTCTAGCTCTTCTTTTAACATTTCGTCCATTATTTTTCCTCCTGTTGTTGACTATTTATATAAAGCGAAAGATACTCTTTGTAGTCAATTGGTTCTAGTTCATCGCTGTTTTTCTCTGGCTCTCCTCTAAGTCCTACATATAGTTGTCCATCTATAAAATGTGTGCCACTCACATTGTTAATACCGTACTGCGTGTGCAATTCAAACTTATAGTTTGCTCTTGCTGTGTTAAAAGCCTCTAATGCATCACCCATCAAATCATTTAAAAGCTTTAAAGTTGGACTTTTCTTTTTAAAAATTCGATAGCCTTGAATTTCTTTTTTCGTCAATTCCGCTTCATACTCTTCTTCAACTGGACTTCCTACTTTTATTCCCATGCAGGATCTTGACCACATTCCTAAAACGCCATCGCCAAAGTGTGGAAATTCTGTTATTACACGTTTGATTTCTTCGCTTGCTACTTTTCCTTGTTTTTCTTTTTCAGCGTATAGACGATTCAATTTAGAATTTTCTTTTATTCTATATACTGGTTCACTTAAAACATTTGCCATTATTTTTCCTCCTAAAAAATCATTTGCCAAAGTATTACGCCGAATTTGACTACTCCTGCTACTACAAGCATTGCCATTGCCAAAATAAGTCCACATCCTAAAAAAGCTGATGCGATATTTAGTAAACCTTTCATATCTAGCATTCCACAGCCCTCATTTCTGGAAATGGAACAATCGTTTTTCCGTGGTATCCAATTGCTAAACCGTCATCGTCTGGATGAGTACTATCAATCGTTACCATCGCTGAATTGTCATAAACATGTTTTACGTATCCTGAGAACGGATAAAGCCATGGTGTTCCTCTATTTGAATCGCAACAGAAGCATTCAACCTCTTGGTTAACTTCTGGAATGAATTTCTTTTTTCTGCTCATTTTCAAACCTTCCTAATCTTTCTTTTAAAAACGCTCTTCCTTGAACGTCTTGCCATATTTTTTAGCTAATATCAACGGCACTTGATAACGATGGCAGAACAGTTTCGCTTTGATTTTAAAATCTTTTGTCTGCATTCCTTTGACATCTACAGCTTTCACAAGCTTACCGTTTTTATAAAACGTGAAGTCAGGAATATACTCGATTTTACGGTACTTCTTGCCTTCCAATTCAAATTTTGGCAATAGTTCAAATTTTTCCTGAAGCTTTACTTTCCAGCCGTTTGCTTCCGCTTGCCACAAAGCTAGATCGTAATACTCTGCTTCCGCAATAGAATCAAACTTGATCCCACGATGAACCGTTTTTCGATTGCGGTATTTGTTCATGCGATCGCTCCTTTTACTGGTTTTAATCGTTTATCGGTTGTTTGAGAAAAGACCATCGTAAATCCATTAGAATTGACAAATATTCTTGATGTTGTCCTCTTGCCGTAAGCTTCTTCCAGTTCTTTACCAAGCAAGTTCGTTGTGATAATCGTTGCTAAGTTCTGTCGTGCATCCAAGAACGAATTCAACGTGTTTACGCCAAACGCTCGACTATCTGATGCATCTTTTCCTAGCTCTGAACCGATATCATCAATGATGACTAAATCTGCTGTTTTGATATCTGCAATCAACGACCCCTCAATCGTTTTTCTAAGTTCAGGGTTGTTATACGAAAACTTGATTTGATCCAGCATTTCTTGTAGCCCGATAAACAAGATTTTTTTGTCATAATTTGATCGTTTCAAAACTTCCCAAGCCGCTGCCATCGCTAGGTGACTTTTACCTGTTCCCTGTTTGCCAGTTAAAACAAGATGACTTGGATTTCCTAACAAGACTGAATTAACAAAGCGTTTGGTTACTTCAACCGCTTGTCTTGTTTCTTGATCGACAATTTGATAATTCTGTAATGTGCAATCAAACAACGCTTGGTTTGGCACGACAGAACCACCTTTGAAAAAATTGATGGCTCTTGCTTTCAGACTTTCGTTGTACATTCGCTCTGTCTGTAAATCTTCCTGAACTCGCAATGCTTTATACCCACATTGCATACAGGTTGGCTTACAACGTTCTGAGCCATCAGGGTTCTTCGTACGCCATCCATACAAAGGCTGTCCACATTCAGGACATTCACCACGTTGGACAAGCACTTTCTGTATCAGCTTTTCCATGATTTCTCCAACGGTTTCCATGTCCACGCCTCCTCTCAAATAGGTAACTCATCTGTGCTAAATTTCTCGTATTCAAGCGTTTTGCCTGCATTTCTAGGTGATTTTGAGTAATGACCTTGCAAATACTTTCTCACTTTCTCAACGGTGTCTAGTTGCTTGTTTTCCCAGCTTTTTAGCACTTTATCGAGATAGTTATAATTTTTAGCGCCATTTTTCAGCATTTCATCAATTGCCATAATGACAATTTCATCTTGTCCTTGAAAATCATTTACCCAAAAACGAATAGATTCTAAGACCATTGGTGCTTCTGCTGGATTCACTTGATTTAGCCAATAGCCTGTTGCACTAGTTTCTGAATGAAAATCTATACTAGATGCAGAAGTACTTTCAGTTTCGTTTTCGTTTTTGTTTTGTTTATGTTTATTTAATGTGCTACTGTTGCGCAACTGTGTTGTACACTCTTGCGCTACTATTCCGCTACTATGTTGTATACTCTCTTGTAAACTATTTGACGTATAAAGTTTACATATATGATAAGAGGTTGCTTTTCTTCCATTACTTCGGAAATCAATCAACCCTAATTGTTTAAGGATATTTCGATTTTTATTTATTCCTTGGCGTGAAAGACCGGACAAAGTTTCAAGCGTTTGATTACTTGCCGTAAACCACTCACTCCATCTTGCTTTATTGTTTATGCTCATCAATGCGCGCCATAAAGCAATTTGACCAGATGAAAGTCCCTGATTGTACATTAAATAATCGTCAAACGCTAAAATTTGTCGAATATAGTCCATCATCACTCCTCCTTAGTTAAGCGAGGGGAGACTCCCTCGCTATAGTGGTGGATTCAGTGAATCGAATAATACTGTTTGTTGATTAAAATGGAAGGTCATCATCTGAAATATCAATCGTAGAACTACTTGCAAATGGATCATTTGAATGTTGTTGTACGAATGTGTTTTTGTTTGCTTCGTTACTGTTAGGACGTTCCACGCCGTTAGGCTTACTTCCTTCTTCATCAAGTTTGTTATAAGCTTTTACAGATAAATTCCATCTGTCGTTATAATCACTGTGTTTCCAATCAACAGTAATATTTAGTGTTTTACCTTTAGCAGCATGAACTAATTGTTGAATACTATCAATTGGTGTGCCATCTGGTACTCCAATTGCAGTTAAAATCGTATTAAAACGTTTAGTTGAAAATTCAATATCGTTGTTATCCCATACAACATTGTCGTAAAGAATTTTTCCGCCTTTATATTTGCCGTCGATCACTTCATAATTGAAGACAGCCATATCATTATTTGTTTCTTTTGTTTTTTTGCACTCAGAATCAAGAAGAATTTTTACATTGTAACTTCCTGCTTCTTTTACTGATTTGCCTAAAACATTTTGTGAATCTACTACAAATAGTGCCATATTAAATTCCTTCTTCCTGATGATTATTTATTAGTTCCTTCGCTTCGATAAGCTTGCGATCATCGATTCTATTTTTCGCATGATTCCCGTTTTCTGGATTTAAATCAATCAAACGTTTATCATCATCAATATAGATACGACCGACTAAATCAAACATTGAGGTAAAAGCATTAAAAGTTTTTTCATTCATATCTGGACTAAAACGCCCTTTACCATCTAATCCGCTAGCACCATTGTCAACTTGGTGTGCAGTTGCATAAATAGTTTTGTTGCTCTCTCTTAATTTTGTTCCTAATTGTCTGAACCATAGTTGCAATTTCTGATAATTTTGACGTCCGTCTCGTGAAGCTCCGTCAATATTTTCTAGTACTAAATTTTGTAAGGCAGTCATGTTGTCTAAAATAATGACTTCGTATTCTGGTTTGCTCAATGCCCCTAGTACCCACTTATCTATTAATGATTGGATATTAGGCGCATCTCCACTTTCTAACTGAACAACAGAAATATCTTTTTCTCCGATTAATACGTTCGTTGATAAATCAAAACTAAAAAGCATTTTGTTTCCTTCAAATTGTTTCGCTAGTGAAGTTTTCCCTGTACCACCATCACCGTAGATAAAGTACATATTCGCTTGTTTTGGTACTGTTCCATTCGGATAGAATTTCATGATTGTTTCACCTTCACTTTTACTTCTGGTTCTTTGATATCAACTGTTAGATTCGGAATATAACAACCATTCTCATCTATTACTCGAAGATCATCCGTTAGTTGAAACACACCGTCAGCAATCAACTTCTTAATGTCTAGTTGCTTTGGTTTGTATTCAGTTGATTCTTTGACCAAGACCAATTCAGGATGTTCGTTTCGAAGGTATTGAATAAATTGTTCTTTCTCTTCTTTTACTTTGGATGGTTGTAATTTAAATTGCGATGGTTTACGCAAATCTACAGGCTTCATCGTCAAAACAAAGCTTTTGGTTTCGACTAATTCTGCATTGCCCATCAACTGTCTTTGGATAGCTACTGCTTCATCAATTTCTTTTTGTAAATCTGCACATACACGATTCTTTCTTTCCGTTGTCTTTGCAATTTCAAGATCGTATTGATTAAGCCGATGTTTCTTCGCTTGTTCTAATTCTTCAATTTTTTTCGTGATCCATTCCAAATCATGTCCTTCAAAATGACTCATCTTCTTCCTCCTCATCAATTGGTGCTTCATATGGAGGTTTAGCATAATCAGGATCAGTTAAATAGTTGTCAAGATTTGCTAACTCATTCATGCTCAGTCACTCCCCTTAAGTGTAGAGTTGGCAAAATAAGTCAAACCTAAAGTAATGAAGTAAATCCAACCATAGTAAATATTAATTGTGGCGAAGCACATCCCCACACCAACAAGGGCATATGCTCCTTTCACATTAATTCGTGTTTTTTTCATTCAGATTCCTCCAGCAATTCAGATTCTTCCATTAAATGGAACACCATTTCTTTCTGATACTTAAGGACACCTCGTCTAAAAGTTTGACACTCTTCGCAATTGCAATTGCTTCGAAATGATTTCTTAATGATGTTTCCTTGTTCTAAAATGCTAATTGCGTAAAGATTAGCTGGTCCAGCAATTTTGATTGCCACACATTCATCATCTGTCACTGCTAGTGAAAGGCCTAAGCTTTCTTTTTCGCATTCATTAGCTAATTCTTCAATAAGATTTTCAATTTTTTTATTCATGTGATATAATTCTCCCGATATATATTTTTGTTTGTTACCGATTAGCGATTGCACTCGCTGGTCGGTCTTTTTATTTCTAGCCACTTCTTCTGGCGTTCACGCCATTGTTCCCCTAACAATCTAGGTTTCATTTCTTCGGGGTATTCCTGATTTAGTTTTCGCATCAAGCGTTGATGTTCTTGTAACGTCATTTAATCCCTCCTTTCGTTTATTGAATTTCTCCATTCCTATTTGATAAAATATTTCTATAGAAATGGAGGTGAAAACATATGTCTATGTCTGATAAAGAAATTGCATTAGATTTAACTAAAGCTTTCTTAGAACACCTAAGTGCTAGAGCTCAAAGCGATGTAAAAAGTGAATCTCACGCTACTATAGAAGGTGTTCAGATTACGTACAAAGCCTTTTATGAAACTATTTCATCTGTTGACAAAGATTCTAAAAAAGGATAATCATTTTTTTCTAAAATGAAACATACTTCATATTTTTCATTGAGAGCTTCTAGGTCATCTAGAAGCTCTTTTGCTTTGCGCAAGCTTTCAATTTTAGCTTTAACTTCAATGACTTCTTTCTTCATGTCATCCCTCCTTCGTCTCTCACCGTCACCACCTCCAAGAAGAGGAGTTGCCAAAATGAAAAAACGTGGTCTTTGGCGAACTTGAAAGGAGAGCAGCAACTCCTCTTTTCGGAAGTGGCGAGTGTGTGATATAATATTATTGTTCTATGGTGCCCACTACTTGCTTGCCGGCTGTGTGGGCTTTTCTTTTTGTTCAATTATGGTTGCCACCACAGTAACTCCCCAATGTCTAGAACGTATTCTAGCCATTTCATCTGCTAATCTTTGAAGATTAGGTGTGCCATTCAAAGTGATTTTTGGCTTGTTACTCACAATCTCACCTCCATCAGTTTGTTTTCTTTTCACCTCTTGATAGAATTAACTTGAAAGCGAGGTGAATAATAAATGGATAATATCCCTAAAAACTTAAGTAAAGAAGAACTTGAGCTTGTAACCGATATGCTTTATACTCTACGAGATTTTCTAAAAAAGAAATCTATTAGAAGTAATTCTAAAACAGGTCAAATGATGAATGAATTAGAGATAGAACTTCAGAACATAGCTCTTAAACATTTATTCAATCAGCGCAGATAACTCGTTGGCAGCTCTAACTCTTTTATCCAAGCTTTCATGTCGATTCCCTCGTAATATGCTCGATAATTCTTTTTCTCTGCCTTCGGTAAATGAATCTTGAAGTCTTTTTTTAAAGACTTCTTTATTTTCGATTTTTTGAGAAGTTAAATTATCTTGAAAACTTCTATCAACAATTTCTTTGATTTTTTGCCACTCATAAAATTTCAATTCTGACAAGACATTGAATAACTCGTTTTTTTGTTTTTCCATCCTCTCACCTCCTACGCTGGTTGTTTGACATCGTTAGATTTTTCAAGCCTCAATGTATAACTTAAAGTTGACTTCGTGCCAAAAAAAATATTTTCCTCACTAATTTTGTAAATAGAAGTTAACGCTTTTGCAAGAGAAATAGGTAAATCTGTAGAATCTTTTTCGTAATCAGATAGCTTTTGTCTTGTAAGAGTAATTCCATAGTCTTCTTTTAAAATTTCAACTACCTTTTTTTGAGTCAAGTCTACGTTTACTCTAGCCGCAGCTAAAGTAATTTCAAATTTATTGTTCATAAATCCACCTCCTTGAATCATTTACAAAGCAATTTTAGTATAACTTTAAGTTATTGTCAATACAAAAATATAACTTTTGTATAACTTTTTGTTGCGTTGTATAACAACATGTTGTAAAGTATAAATGGATATATTAAAATCAAAGGTGGTGAAAATAAATTGGAAAACAATGTTATAGGCACTCAAATTTCATTACTCAGGAAGAAATTTGGCTTAACACAAGAAGATTTAGCTAACAAACTGGGTTTTTCTAAACAAACTATTTCTAACTGGGAAACCGGATTAAAGACACCAAGAATGGGAGCTATTCAAAAAATAGCTGATTTATTCAATGTCTCTAAGTCTTTCATAATAGAAGGTATCGAAGAGGCGCCAAGTGCTTCTATAGAAAAAATATACAATCAACTATCTCCACCTCGTCAGCAGAAAGTCTATAACTTTGCTAAACAAGAATTAAAAGAACAGCAAGAGCAAAATAAAGCAGTCATTCCTATTGAAAAAGAGGAAAAGAATAGTGATGAAATATATACACTTGCTGCTCATTCTGATGATCCTGATAAAACATATACTGATGAAGAAATATCTGAAATTGAAGCGTTTTTAGATCAAGTAAAAGCTGATTATGATAAAAAACATAATAAGTAGGAGAGTTTAGTTGATATGAATGAATACGAAATTCTTTTAGATGAGATAGTTAACGAGATTCCTGTAATTGAAACAGAACTAAAAATAAATACCGGATTAAAAGGAAGTTATAGAAATAAAACTATCTTTTTAGACAAATATTTGAATACAGTTGAAAAAAGAATCGTTTTATCAGAAGAATATTCACATCACAAAACTAGTGTGGGAAATATTATTAATTACACTAATCCTGAGAATAGAAAACAAGAATGGAAAGCAAGAAGAGATTCTGTCGAGCGCCTCGTCACACTTGATCAATTAATCGATTGTGCTAAATTTGGTTGTCATACTAAATTTGAATGCGCAGAATTTCTAGGAGTAACCGAAGAATTTTTTGAAGAAGTTCTTATTCATTATCACAATAAATATGGAACAATTTATTTATATAAGAATCATATTTTTATTTTTGATGACTATTCCATCTATTGTTTAAATGCGAAGGAACCAGAATTCAATATTATAAAAAAATAAAAAAAGCCCATGCTTTCACATGGACTCTTCCTCATTTCTGAGAACATCTACAATAATTATATCAAAGAAATGAGGAATGGAAAATGAAAAGAGAAATTGTAATAAAATCTCCAGGAAAAACTATTATTAAACTAAATAATGAATCATTAACAATTTGTCGGAAAGGTCTTTTAAACCTTTCAAATATGGGATTAAAAGGAGATAAAACTATTTCCTTTCGGAATATTTCCGCAATACAATTAAAAAAGCCAGGTCTTACTAATGGATATATTCAATTTACAATATTAGGAGGAAGGGAAAGCCGAGCAGGTATTTTTGCTGCAACAAAAGATGAAAACACAGTTATGTTTTCTCGAAAATACTATACAGATATGCTTAACTTGAAAAAATTTATTGAACATCAACAAAAATCAATATTTGATAATACTAGTTCTGTTCAAATTTCTCCTGCTGATGAAGTATTAAAACTAAAAGACTTATTAGACAAAAACATTATTACCTTAGAAGAATTTGAATTAAAGAAAAAGGAATTATTAAAATTATAATTACTAATTATTAAAAAAGCCTTCGGGCTTTTCTTTTACAACCAATAAGAACATACATTCGAAAGGAGATAACATGAAACGAGTAGCATTATATATGAGAGTATCAACTGAACAACAAGCCAAACATGGAGATAGTCTTAGAGAACAAAAAGAAACCCTCTATGAATATATCGAACAACACAAAGATTTGAAAGTAGTTAATGAATATGTAGACGGTGGTATTTCTGGTCAAAAAATAAATCGCGATGAATTTCAAAAACTATTACAAGATGTAAAAGAAAATAAAATAGATATAATTTTATTTACAAAATTAGATAGATGGTTTAGAAATCTACGACATTATTTAAACACTCAAGAAATTTTAGAAAAACACAATGTTTCTTGGAATGCTGTTTCGCAACAATATTATGATACAACTACAGCGTATGGCAGAACTTTCATTGCACAAGTAATGAGTTTTGCTGAATTGGAAGCCCAAATTGATTCGGAACGCATCAAAGCTGTTATGGCAAATAAAATTGCACAAGGTGAAGTAGTAAGCGGGAAAACTCCGTTAGGCTACTCTATAGAAAATAAGAAATTAGTAATAAATGATGATGCTCCTATCGTGATAGATATATTCAACTACTTTCTTTCTAGTGGTAGTTTAAGAAAAACTGTTTATTATTTAGGCTCTCAGTATGGAATCGTTAGAGATTATCAAAGTGTTAAAAATATGTTGACAAACAAAAAATACATTGGTGAATTAAGAAATAATAAAAATTACTGTCCTCCTATTATTGATAAAAAACTTTTTTATGCTGTTCAAAAAGCATTACCTAAAAATTTAAAAACAAATGCAAAACGCGATTACATTTTTAAAGGTTTATTAAAATGTTCTGACTGTCAGGGATCAGTAGCTGGTCAAACTATTAAAGCAAGATATAAGAAAAAAGACGGTACAGAATCTATATACGAAAGAACTTGTTATAGATGTGTAAAACGAAGAAATAATAAATTACGTTGCACAAATAAGCGCGCTTTTTACGAAAAAAATTTAGAACGTTATATTTTTGAAGCTACTAAACAAAAATTTGAACAAATACAAATAAACTATTCAAAAAAACAACCAAAGATTATTAAAAAGAAAAATAGTAAGAAAAATATTGAGAATAAATTAGATAGATTGAAGAAAGCCTACTTGAATGAAGTTATAGACTTAGAGGAATACAAAAAAGATCGAGAAGCTTTAATGAAAGAATTAAATGAAATTGAAGTAGAGCCAGCTAAAATAGATATAAAAAATGTCGAATTTATTCTATCAAAAGAATTCGATGAAATTTATAAAGAATCTTCGAAAGAAGAAAAAAATGCATTATGGCGTTCAATTATCGATAACATAATAGTATTTCCAGATGGCAATATAACAGTAAATTTCCTTATATAATTTATGTGTACTAACTTATATATTCCAGAAGGATGATTATGCGCTAAAACGATCCTTGCTGCACAATAACGTACAGCATAATGGAAAATTTCTCTAGGATGAGCGACTGACTGATTCAGCGAACCGATGAACACTGTTTTTTTTAAGATCACTTGATTCTTCGTGTCCAAATAAATACAAACCAAATGTTCTTGTTTGTGATCTTTCATTTCCAGAATCAATTGCTGGGCCAATTCGTAGCTGGTACGAACCGGTGGAGCCGCTCTTTCATGATCCGTCTGAATTCGTCGACCTAATTCGATCAAGGCTTTGATTTCGATTGCTTTCACGCGTCCTATCCCTCGAATCTCTTCTAACTCATGCAAAGTAGCCTGTCGTAAAGAGGCCAGTCCTCCAAACGTTTTTAACAGATTTCCAGCAATCGACATCACACTATAAGGGTGTTGACCGGTACGCAGTAAGATTGCCAAAAGCTCCTGATCCGATAAAGCTTCCGCGCCATAAATTTCCATACGTTCCCTTGGTAAAGAGCTAGTAGGTACTTCTTTGATCAATCGTTTTCCCAA